GATAACTCTATTTGGCAAGCCTACGTTACGTCGCTTCAGGCACAACAGCGTTTTCAGGGTGCCGATGTAGGTCAGCTGGGCTTCCCGTCACTCAAGTATATGGACGCGGATATCGTGCTCGATGGTGGCATCGGCGGCTTCTGCCCCGTAGGCGCGGGCTTCATGCTGAATACTGATTACATTTTCTTCCGCCCCCATTCGGCGCGTAACTTCGTGCCGCTGAACCCCAACAAGCGCTACAGCATCAACCAAGATGCCGAAGTGCAGATTTTGGCATGGGCAGGCAACCTCACGACTTCAGGTGACCAGTTCCAGGGTCGCCTAGTCGCGTAACCAAATCCGGAGCGGGCGGCTCGGGTACAGGTTTCCGGTCCTGTTAAAAAACCGGCATTGCCCTTTGGAGGATGCCGCTATGCCTGCATCAAATATGGGTGGCCCTGGTGGGACGGGAAATCCGTCCACTGGCAGCACAGTAATCATGAGTCCTTTTAGCGGTCCAAAAGGCTCGCCGTTCGACAAGGATACCGGCACAAACTACAGCACAGGTGCGCTATCAACAGGCATCGGGTTTGGCCTGAAAACCGTATTCAATGGACCGTCGCCTACGGGCTTACAGCTACGTGGTTTTAGTTACCACTACGTTCCAGGCGTGACTATGCCCGATGGAGTGACGGCGGCAACGGATGCCCGTCTACTGGCGATTGGCGGCGGTCGCAGCAACGCCAATGTGAATGGCATCGCTCCTACGAATCCCTATGTTGCGCAACCGATTCTCGCTTGGGGTAATGGCGGCTCGCGTGACGGCGGTGTAGGTCCAGCGTTTACTGGTTTTGGTTTGTACTCCGTTTCGGCCACTGCGGCAGTCGCCGTGGGAGCAGCGGTTGAAGCGGGGTACATCAATCGTTCAACCGCAGCACTGACAACCGGTCAATCGGTGTTTGGCTCTAATGCCGCAGCCTCCCCCGCTGTGACATAGACCAAATAGGGCGGGAGTTCCAAGAGGCTCCCGCCTCTCATTTTGCCCGCTCTAGGGAGTACATCATGCGCGAAACATTTGAATCGAACATGGAAGATTTTGAGGATGGCAGTAAGCAGGATAGCAAGACGTATGTGAAGTTCTACATTCGTCCTGTCCACGATGAGGAAAAATCGGCAGAGGAAGGCCGTCCGATCTATCACGATTGTGAGTACATTGAAATCCGTACTCCCGGCAATGAAACTAACATCGTTCGCCGGCCTGTTTCTGAGATCGAAAAACGCCGTTTCGCGGCTCAGTATCGCGCCTTTAAGGCAGGCGAAACGGAACAGAACACTGGTACGCCGTTGTCCGAAGTTCCCTGGATCACGCGCTCGCAGGTAGAGGAATTGTCTTATCTGCGCATCTCGACCATTGAAATTCTGGCCGAAGTGAATGATGACGTTTGTACGCGCATTCCTGGCCTATTCAAGCTCAAGCAGCGTGCGCAGCTCTACGTCACACAAGCTAAGGAAAACGCCCCCAATCTCCGTCTGCAAAAGGAGAATGAGGATATGAAGATTCGTATGGACAATTTGGAGCATACCGTCACTGAGCAGGCCGCGCTTATCTCGACGCTGAAAGCGCAGACGAAGGCAGGCAAGACGCAGACGTAACGAGGTGATTCGTGTCAGCTTCGGCGCTAGTCATTGTCAATCGTGCCCTACAGGAATTAGGGCTGCCATCCGTCACGACCATTGAATCTGCGCCGGATGACCAAACGGGATGGCAATCACTTGGACTGCTAAATGCCCTGGGTTCGCAGCTATGCAGAGTGCATGACTGGCAGTTCCTAGAGGGCATCGTAGACCTACAGGGGGACGGAGTAACGACTTCGTTCCCTCTCCCCGATGACTTTGGCCGCATGGTGAATCAGACGCAATGGGCGGCTAAAAACAAGCGCCCGATGTATGGCCCCATGAGTCCACAAGGATGGTCCTGGGTACAGTACGGGATCGTGTCGGTAGGCGTGTATTACCGCTACCGCATTCTCAACAATGAATTCGTGGTCTTTCCTACGCCTCCGGTAGGCGAAGAATTCCACTTCTACTACATCAAGAAAGATTGGGTCTATGACCCACTACAGGATATCTATACGGATACTGTGCTCAATGACACGGATGAAACCGTGTACGACGAATACCTCGTAGGCGCTGGCGTGAAGTTCAAGCTTTGGGCGGCTAAAGGCATGAATTCGCAAGAGCTGGGACGCGAGTATGAATACATGCTGGCAGCGGCCAAATCACAGAATGCCGGTGCCGCTGTTATCTCACTAGATAAGCGCTGGGATTACCTCTATATCAGCGGCGCAAATATCCCTGACGGGAGCTGGGACGTCTAATGTTCCGTCCACAGGACATGCCTCAAAAGGTATCGAAGGCCCAAGCCTATCCGGCTCCCGTGGGTGGCTTGAATGACCTTGATCCTTTGGCCCAAATGGACGTTTCATTCCTGCTGGATGATGTCAATTTCATGCCTGATACGGGCAATTTGAATGTCCGCAATGGCTATCAGGAATGGGTTACGGGCTTATCGTCTGTAAAGACCATTATCCAGTTTGCAATGACAGATGGCACATTCCACAAGTTCGCTTGCACGGATAATGGTATTTATAACATCGATGCTTCCGTGAATGCCCCGCCTCTCGTGGCTGCATCTACGAATGGCATGTGGGAATCGACTAATTTCACGACGCCTAATGGTCAGTATCTTGTCATGGTTAATGGCACTGACCCCTCCTGGCTATATAACGCATCAACATGGGTCAATTGGAAGGAATTAGCTTCGCCAGTTAATCCTGGGGAAATAAGCGGTGTAGACCCTTCCACATTCGTCTACGTCCTGCCACATCAACATCGCTTGTGGTTTGCCGTAAAGAACAGCATGACGGTTTATTACCTGCCCACGGATTCTGTAGGTGGAGCGGCGCAACCGATATTCCTGGGTTCCATATTCCGCAAGGGCGGTTACATCGTTGGCATGTCCCGTTGGTCCGCGAATTCCGGCTCAGGCATTAACGACCGTATTATCTTCTATACGTCCAGTGGTGAAATTGCCAGTTACTTCGGCACTGACCCCTCCGATATGTCCACATGGAGCCTGGACGCTGTTTTCTATATCGGTGCGCCATTAAGCCGTCGATCCTTTATGGACTATGGCGGCGACGTGATTATCCTCACTAAGCGTGGCGTAGTCCCGGTGTCATCGCTGATTTCGCAAATGTCTGTTGAGGCAATTTATGGTCAAGCGATGACGCGGAGAATATCACGGACAGTTATCAAGTATACGAAAAATGCTAGTGCTGCCCCATTCGTTCCTGAAATTACGCTCTATCCCGATTCCGCTTGGATAGTCATCAATATCTACAAACCGAATACCCTGCTTGATCCAGTCTATGGACCCACGCAACTTGTCATGAACATTTTGACGGGAGCATGGGGGCGTTTTGACTACCCCGTTCGTACCATTCGCACTTGTAACGATGGCTTCTACATGGGCACGGATGATGGCCGCGTCTTAAAGATCACGTTCGATCAATACCTCGATGACGTGAAAATGGATGGCTCAGGCGGTAATCCGATTAGCGCTTACGCCATGGGCGCTTATACCTATTTGGACGATCCTACGTTCAATAAGCACGCGCAGTTCATTCGCCCTGTATTCCAGGCAACCGTAAAACCCTCTTTTATCATCCGCGTGCTGCCAGATTTTCGTACTGACCTTTGGGGGAGTACGCCTATCCCAGGTCTAGCAGTCGGTAATGCGGTTTGGGATATCTCCAAATGGGATATGGCGAATTGGGCGGGTAACGATAATGTCTATCGCCCCTGGTGCAGCGCGAATGTTTTGGGCTATGCGTTTGCATGGCAGTTAAAGGTATCCACGTCCGCAGCCTTGGGCTTATCGGCGGTGGAATGGGTTTGGGAAGATGGAGATTTAATCTAATGCGATGGCTAAATGCTGACCCTCAATTCGTGCCTCATTTGGCGAATGCGTTAAAGATCACGCCTACGGCTGCCGCTTGTCAGCTTTCCGAGTTTGATAATGAAGTGCCTATAGCGGGGGTACTTTTCGATGGATTCAATGACCGGAGTATTCACGCTCATATTTGGATCGCTCCTGCCCATCGTCCTTCTCGACTTTTTTATTGGGCCGTATGTGATTACGTCTTTAACCAGCTCAAGGTACAAAACGTGGTGGGTACTGTGCCTAGCTCTTGTGAACTTGCTTTGCGGCTTAATAGGCATTTGGGCTTTAGGGTTAATAGTCGGATACCCAATTATTACCCTACTGGCGATGACATGATAATTATGATTTGTACGCCTGAAACAGTATTCGATTTTGAACGATTAAGTCATAGGGTTAAGCGCGACATTGCAGAGATAACTATTGCAGCTTGAGGATTAACTCATGGGCGGCGGCGGAAAAGCAAAAGCCCCTCCGGCTCCTGATTACACTGCTTTGATGCAGCAACAGCA